GTCTGAGCCGGTTCCTGTCAAACCTTTGTTGGGGAGTTCAAAAATTTCCCCAACAAAAAAAATGTCTTCAAGTCTCCGCACGACGAATGGCTTTATTCCGGCAAAGGTCGCCGAAGGAAAGCGTTGGTATGTTGAATTCTATTGCCTCGATCCGGAAACCGGTCGCATGAGAAGAAAGAGGGTGTCTGTGCCTAAGATAAAAGGCGTGACCGCCCGCAGAAGGTACGCCAACGACATGGTCATCAACATCAACGACCAGCTCTCGCAAGGATGGAATCCCTACCTGTCCCTGAACAATCCGGAGGAATACACTCTTTTTGATGATGTCTGTGAGAAATACTACCGCTATCTGTACAAGTTGACGGAATCGGACATCATGCGCGTCAAGACCTACAATGGCTACACTTCGTTCCTGAACGTGTTCCGTGGCTGGAACAGCGAACAACACAAACCGGTGTGCTATGTCTATCAATTAAAGTCATCAGTTGTCTCGAAGTTTCTCGACTGGCTATGGCTTGATTGCGGGAAGGCTGCCAGAACCAGAGACAATTACCTCTCTTGGCTTCGCAGCTTTGCCGGATGGCTTATGGAGAAGAACTACATCAGCGAGGACTTCACGGCGAATCTTACTGCCGTTCAGGGTAAGCGCAAATGTGCAAAGAACCGCACCGTCATCCCGAAGGAGACGATGCTTGCCATCCGTGAATATTGCAGCGACCGCAACCGCCACTATCTTTTGGCTTGCTATGTTCTCTATTATTGCTTCATACGCCCTAAGGAGATGAGCCACATCAGGATCGGTGACATTTCGGTAAAGGGAGGCACCATTTCCGTCAGGGCCGAATATTCAAAGAACCGGAAGGATGCCGTGGTAACCCTCCCTGATTGTGTCCTCAAACTGATGCTCGACCTCGATGTGCTGTCAAGCCCCGCTGACTGGTATCTTTTTAGTTCCGGCTTTCGTCCTGGACCTGCACACCATCCGGCTAAGCATTTCGGAGACTTCTGGACCTACCATCTGAAGAAGGATCTGAGGCTCCCTTCCGAGTACAAGTTCTACAGCCTCAAGGACACCGGCATAACGGATCTGATCAAGGCCCGCACCGATCTCCTTTCTGTTCGTGACCAAGCCCGTCATCACTCACTCCAGATGACCGACCTCTACACCCCTCTGGAGACCCGCACCGCCAACGAGTCCATCCGTCACCACGAGTCCTATTTCTAACCATTTGTTCACGTTACTACCACTCGACAAGGCTGTAGGAGAGACCGGCGCCGATGTAGGGTAGCGGGGTGATGCGGTTGTCCTGGATGGTTATGCCGTAACCGGCCTGAAGGGATAGGGCAAAATGAGATCTTTTTCGTGACGGGACGGAAATGGTCCGGGGCACGACCTTCGTTTCCGGAAAGACCTGGATCAGGTCGAGGCTTGGCTGGTAGCCGGACACTACCGCACGATAGTCCTTGCCGGAATATTCCTTGCGCTCCTTGGGGAGCTGGACGAATGTGGTGTCGTGTATGATCACGATGTCGGGATAGGCGACAAGGAGTGTGTCAGTGATGGTGGTTAGGATGGGGACGGGGGTCTCGACGGTGACGGTGTCCCTTATGATCAGGGTATCAGCCTTGGGTGTCTCGATGGCTTCGGCGACCGCCGAGCGGTAGCCCAGCCTCCAGCTCAGGACGGAGACCGTGACCACCAGCGCGGCGACAAGCAGAAGGATCCACCCCGGCTTCATCGCCTCACGCCTCCGAGCCTGTCAGCCCAACGCTCCGTGAAAAACGAGTAATAGCTGATGGTGCCAAAGCACTTGAATGAAGAATGCAGCCAAGCCCAAGTAATTGACGGAATGCCAATGATAGGCAAATACAACCATCCGAGATAAAGCGATTGCCTCGTATGCCCCCACTCGTGGTCGAGTGTCAGACGCACATAGGAGTTTGACAGCCAGGCATACTTCAGGGGCAGGATTATCCTATTTCCGAGACTGATCCCGCCTCTCATCTTTTGGGAATATAGCACCTTTGCTCCGCGGTGTTCGCCCCTGATTGCATCGTCGTGTCCGTACCACCGGAACAGCAGCAATCCCAGCAAGTTCTGCGGCAACTGCCAGATGTAAAGTAATACTTTAATAAAATCTTTCATATTCTTTGAATATTAGAGCCTTTCTCCCTTGTATCGTCTATTATAGAGCAGCTGTCCCCGTTGCGGCCCGCCCCTGCGGTGGCTGAGATGGACGAAGTCAGGATAGAGGATCATCTGGTCCACCTCCCTCCAGATCTCCGGCGTGTCCCTGACAACCTTCGCCAGCAGGTACGGGTCAGCCGCGGCCACGTCCGCCGCCTCCCCCCTGACGTGCTGCGAGGTCGGGACTCCTCCCACCGCTTTGTTGAGCTCCGGGCATCGGTAGCCGCTGTTTATCCGCAGCGGCCTCCTGACAATGTCACGCAGAGGCTGGAGAACCCTTTCCGTCAGCTCCTTCACCGCGTCACGCACATCGAACGATGTGATCACGTTGCAGATGCCCTTGCGCTCCGCCGTCGGCGAGGTCTCGAACTCTCTGTAACTGAAATCCTTACTGATTGTTCCCATCATCCTTTACCCCCTTTACGGCTCCGCCTCCTTTCTCGATGCTGACAGCCCCCTCGATGTTCGCCCCGGTCTTTGCTTGCACCACGGCCTCGATGACCTTGGCGGCATCCACCTTTACCTTTGCCTGACGTCCGAACCGACAGAAGTACCAGTTCTGGGCGATGGAGATCAGCTCCACGCCTATGACGACAAGCATCAGCCCGGTCTCTATGACCGTGTAGCCCGTCGCCACGGCGAGGCTGGAGGCCAGCAACGCCCAGCAGATGTACTCCACCGCCTTGCCTATCGTGCGCCTTATTGCGCGGCTTATCCTGATTTGGTCGCCCTTGCGTCGGGCGGCTCGGATGCCGAACACGAGGTCGATCAGGATGACCACGGCGGCTATGACGAGATATGGCAACATCCGCACGAAAGATTGTTGGAAGAACAGCAATAGTGTGGCCGATATGCCCGTGCCGACCACGACACTCCCCGCGGAGGCCTCGTCCGAGAGGATGTGGGCGTAGTAACTGTCCATCATGGTTAAACTTTTTATGTCAATGATCATGTCTTTATTTTGATGTAATTAGGTGATTTAATCAATTGGATAAGTATCTGCCTCCTGAGTTACGGTACAAGTGGCATAAACGGTGTTCCCATCAGTGCTTACCAATTGTACAGTGCCGGTTCTTGAAGAGCCGGTGTCATTTGCCCTTGCCACCAGGTCGGTGTCGCGGTCTCCGGATCCCTCGGTAATCCCGTCGCTGACAAGGCACCAGTCCGGAAGCGTCAGTCTCCAGCCGGCGCTGTCTTTGTCCGTTATCGTGAAAATCGTTCCGTCGCCACCCGCCTCAAATGTCAGTGAAGACGGGAGATCCCAGGTGGCACCTGATTCTGAAGCATCCTGTGAACAATTGCAAGTGGCAATTACAGCTCCAGTAGAAGCTTTAAGAACGAGATCAAAGGTTCTCTCTGAAGAAGTGTAAACATCAGGTGCCAGAGACAAGCTCTTATTTCCGGTACCACTTATTGGTAGCGGGTCGCCACTTACTAAACTGTTGCCAACGTAAGAAGGACCCTCGATAATCCAACCAACATTATCTGGATCAGAGATATTCAAGTCAAGACCTGAGGCGGATAGATCACTCTGACCATTGCTGTCAAAGCGGAATGTAGCAGGAACATCCCAAGAAGGTATAACTAGAGACTCCTGATGGTAGGATATTGATGCTGTAGTTGACTTGTTCCCCTCGCCCGTTATCTTCATTTCAATAGTATCATCTCTGCTTAGGCCCGTGATGTTCTTACCAACGGTGGCCTTGAGATTAAGCTCATCAATGGTTACCAAACTTGGTACTGATGTAAACTCATAGGTAAAATCAGTTATAGTTCTAGTGGCACCTGAGGTATAGGTAGCAGTCTGGTTCGGGGAAACCTTAGCGGCTATATCTACATCCCCACCCGTCTTTGGAATAATTACAGTAGAAGATATGGCATTAACTGATGAATAGGTTACTTGATTGGCCTGTTGGTACACATCAATACTTTGGGTTACTTTAGAGCCATTCCATGTTATAGTGGCTCTAACCGTATCGAGTTTAGTCCTGGCCTTAACAGTTGAACCAAGATTCGAGCCTTTTACCGTTTTAGACAACGTAATGATAACATCCGAAGATGTTATAGAAGGAGTATCGGATTCTCCAGAAGAATAATCAATCTTGCCTGAAGCTGAGATAAAGCTTGGTGAGTCAGCTGAGCCACCCGATGCTGGGATATCGTCTAATGAAACAGAAGCAGAGCTTAAAGTATAGGTGACCTTATTGGGATCCTGTCTTACAAAATCGGTATGAGTTAAGGTCTGACCATTAACGATAATGGTTATCTTAATACGGGCTGACTTATAAGAATCAGTGATGTTCTTTCCCAGAGAATCCATAACTAGCTCTCCTGTATGCTCGTCTAAAGTCCAGTTATAAGGAGAACCAGGAGGATCAGTATAATAGGTATATTTTACAGAATGAGAAGAATTAGATTGGGTAAGAGTTCCACCACCAGATGTTTTGCCATTCCATCCCCAAGGGATTGAAAATTCGTAAGAAGGGGTGGCAACACCTCCTTCTGCGCCTATATCCCAATTAGAATATCTCATATTGACACTTGCGGTGCCGTAGGTCTTCTCACCTTCTGTTTGGGTAATAGTGATGGTTTTAGAAGATACCCCAGGATCACCCGAATCGCGGAGCCTGAAAGTGATGTCCCTGGAGTTCTCTGTCTGATTCTCCGCCACGTCAAAGGAGATCTCAAAAGTGTAAGAGCTAGATGCCCCAGGATCACCCGATATCTGATGAGAGACGTTTCCGTCCCAGGAATAGGCCGTCCCGTTTACTTTAAGGGTGAAATTTGAAAGTAAAGATGGTCTGGTGAGATTAGTCAGCTTCAGAGATGGTGAGTTGCTGGTGCCAGTGATTTTCACGGTGCCACCCAGAGCTGCAACAAAATAGAAAGTCTTGTCTACCCTGATAAACTCACCAGCTCCAACCTGTGAGAGAACTACAGAATCAGAGGCGCCACCAGAGGTAACTCCTTTGATAGAGCCTGATCTGCTTGACCTTCCAGTATGGGAGCTTGCTTTTAGTGATCTTGTCCCTGAGCCACTTCCTGTAGACCCGGATACTACAGTGATCCAACTTGGTTTTGCCATGATGATTCTGTTTTTTTAGAATAAATTAGAAGATGAGAGGGGTTTTGCCCCCTCCCACCTTATGACAGTCTTATTCAAGAGTCCAGCTGTCGTTTGACTCTATAGTGAGCTCCTTGGATTCTCCGGCAGCCACAAAGGTGAGGCTCTCTGGAGTGAGGTTGATGTAGGAAGAAGACCCCTGCTGACTAAACGTGAAGTCTCTGGTGGCAGTCTTGTCGCCCTCGCCGGTGACAGTAACCGTCACAACGAAGCCTCCACGAGGCTCAGTAGTAGGATTGGCTCCAACAGAGACGATGCCGTCAGAAGAGAGAGCAAACCCAGTTGCGGCGGTCTTGACCTTTGGACTGAGATCGAAGACAACCGCAGCAGTGGCGCTAGCCTCTGTTCTGGTGGCGCCCGAAGTATAGGTGACAGTCTGCTTGGCTCCAACATTGGAGTTGTCGGTCATGTTGCGGCTTTGGGTACCGTCAGCCTTGAGTGAAACCTCTGTGGCAACGGCAGAGTCAAAGGTGATGTCACCGTAAGTAGCGGTGTTGGCTGCCTGATATACATCTACAGAAGCGGACTTGGTAGCTGTAGTCTTCCAAGTAACCGTAGCAGTGAGAGTGCCCTTCTTAGTTCTGTTGGTAACAGTTGTACCAAGTGAAGCAGCTGAAACTCCCTCACTAAAGGTGATGGTACAATCATCAGAGCCGTTGGTGAGGGCAACATCACTGGTGACTGAACCCGAGGTGTAAGTCTGTGAACCCTTGGCTGTAACCGTAGTAGAAGATACTGAACCTCCGGAAGCTGGGATGTCAGCTGGAGCAGCCAGTGTCACATCCGTAACTGCATAAGTAACGGAATTGGCTTGCTGACTAACTGAAACCTCTTTGGAAGCAGACTTGCCATTAGCATTGAGAGTGATAGTTACAGTGCCTGAAATCACGTCTCCAACCACGGTTGTACGAGATTCCGCAGATACCTGACCCGTAGCTGTGGCAAGGGTAAGAGATGAAGGCCATCCGGTCTTAGTTGCATAAGCAACAGTGCCACCGGTAGTAATGGTGCCACCCCCCGAGGTAACACCGTTCCATCCCCAAGGCTGGGAGAAGGAAACAGAAGGGGCATCAACGGTACCACCGGCAGCAGGGATTTGCTGATAAGTACCCACGGTGAGGGTAACAGCACCATAAGACTTGACACCCTTGGCCTGAATGATGGCGATAGCATCAGTGACAACATCGCCGTTACCATTCTGAAGCTTGATCTCCAATGTTCTGGCAGCTTCAGTCTTGTTCTCTGGGATCTTGACGTCGATAGTGAAAGTGAACTGAGCATCCTTACCCGGATCGTCATCAATGCCCGTGTCAGTCTTTCCATCCCAAGAATCATCGTTGACTGCGTTGACTTGGATCTTGTAGGCTGCCCCAGGGATAATCTTGCCAGTAGTCTCGGCCACCTTGATGTTTGCCGTATTTGCGGTACCAGTGATCTGAATGGTGTCAGAACCGTCAGAGTTGCTACCCTTTGCAGCGGCATTGTAAGTCTTGGTCGGCACATTAATGAACTCAGCCTTACCGGCCTGAGAAACTGAAGTAGTGTCGGTTGCACCTCCAGTTGTTTTAGCAGTGATTGTTCCACCTCTCTGCTGACGCCCCGTGTACTCACTGGCGGTAACAGTTGTGGAATCGCTCATGGAACCTGAGCTCTTGCCTAGTTTAATCCAACTTGGTTTTGCCATACTTTTAATGGTTTTAGAAAGTTAATAAATTAGCCTTTATTAGGTGTTTAGTCGTTGTATTTGACTCCAAGAGTCCATGGAGCATTAGACTCTATGGTTAGATCTTTACTGCTCTCTGGGTCCGGGAATTCTAAGTTCTCTGGAACAAGTTTGATGAACTCACTCAGAGGCTGATGCTTATGCATCATCAGAGCTCTAAATACACTCATAGCTTAGGCTTTTGGAAATTCTCCCCAGACAGCCAGAGACCCGATCACTGAGACCACATATATGCGATCAGCTTGAGTGACAGGAGCCTCTCCGTTCATCCATTTAATGGTGGAGTCACCCACGATAGCATGAATGGTTGCTCCCACTTCGATAGTATAGACAGTCTCTTTGTGAGATGCGCTTGCCTGAACAATGTAATCGTCCTTGAGCTCTGGGACATCTATATAGGCGACCCCGTCGAGTCTATCGAGAACCTCTTTTACGGTCTCATTTTTGTGCTTTATCTGATCTGAGTCTGTGACATATTGGCCCTCTAATGGTCGTCTTAGTTCGCCATAGATCTTGATATAATCTGCCATGATATTCTAAGTTTTAAGAGATAACAATTGTCATAGAGCCAGCACCAGGAAGATCCTTAGTTCGATAGCACTTGTAGGTTCCCAGTGGAGTAGAAGCCTCTACTGGAGCCAAGAACGGAACATCGAAACCACTAGATGTAACCTTGTTGATTGACATGGTGTTAGGAACGCAGAGCCACAGGTACTTAGTAGCATCATCGTTGGTGAGAGTCTTGGTACCATTGAGAGAAGAGCCTCCCTTAGTCAGTGAAGTGATAGTCAACTCATTTCCTGCGGTGGCCTTAGAGAATCCATAGTATACTGGGAGATAAAGGTTAGCACTGATAGACCATGGTGAGTTCTTTATGGTAGTACTGCCCTTCTTAGCAGTGACTGAGCCAGATTTGTAGCCCAGAGTAGAGAGAGTGAATTTTTCTGAGCCCTCAGCTACATTCTCCAGGGTCTTAGTCTCGCCGTTGAACTGGATCTGAACAGTGTCAGCTACTACTGGCTTAGAGTTTCTGAGAACCCTGAAAGATACACTGACCTCTACTGAGTTACCTGTCCATTCTGCCGAAGACGGCGAGATGGAAGCCTCAAGTAAAGTCGGGAAGCAGTAGTCCTGTAGCTCCCTTATGGCTCCTGTCACGACTCTGTTCTGCACGCAATTCTCACTGGTCTCAGAAAGTTCGGAGTCAGGCTTGCAGGATTCACCTGGTGTGGGATCAGGGACATCTCCACCGCCCGATGTCTCTTTATCCACATAGAGATTGACAATACAACTGTCTTCCTGAACCCCGGAAGCATCGTTGCATGAGGCAACCCTTATGACTCCGTGCTGAAGTATCCTCTTCTTGATGCCGGAGCCATTGACGAAAACGACTTCCACCCCATAGTCGCCTATCGGGAGAGAGCCGGTTTCAACGAGTCCTCTGATCTCGTTGGTCGTGACAAACCGTGCTTTGACGGCGACTTTCCTGTCGGAACCTACCACCTTCGCCATTATTTCGGAGCAGTCCTCCAATTCGTAGGCTCTGTCTTGGCCGAACGTCAGTCCTTTCGACCAAAGGCAGATCCTGATAGGGAAATCATTCCCCCTGACGACATGGAAAATGTCGTTTTTTTCGTTGTATGCGCAATTCATATTCATTAATATCTAATGCTTGAGTTCTTGGTTATCGTTCCTCCGAGGGGTCGAGCGTCAGCGCGGTGGCGAAATTCATGGAAGTATCTGCCTCCTGCGTTACGGTACAAGTAGCATAGACGGTATTCCCATCAGCGCTTACCAATTGTACAGTGCCGGTTCTTGAAGAGCCGGTGTCATTTGCCCTTGCCACCAGGTCGGTGTCGCGGTCTCCGGATCCCTCGGTGATCCCGTCGCTGACAAGGCACCAGTCCGGAAGATGCAACCTCCAGCCGACTCTGTCTTTGTCTGTTATCGTGAAAATCGCTCCGTCGCCACCAGCCTCAAATGCTTGCGTCGCCGGAAGGGACCAGGTGGCGGCCCTTGCCGCCGACTGCTCAATCGTGAACGACTTCGAATATGTTCCCTTGCCGTCCGTTCTGGTTCCTGTTACCGTGATTGTCCCGACTCGCTTGGAGGAAGTGGTATTTTGTGCGAAAGTAACCTTAACCGCGGCGGATTCGATGGTGGTCGCGGCCTCCGAAAGCTCCCCGGACACCGCCGCGTTCAAACCTGTAAGGTTTTGGTAGGACATCGGATTCGTCAATACAGTGAGAGTGGCCTTAACCGTGGCACTGTTCATGGAAAATGTGATGGACGGTTCCTGCGCCGCCGCCGCTTTCTGTGTCACGCTGCATACGGCGTAGGTTGTGTTGCCGTCAGTGCTGACGAGCCGCAGTTCCGCGGTTCTTTCCGAACCGTCGTTGCCTTCCGCCGCCGTCATCAGGGAGAACGTGCCGGTCCCCTCCGTCATGCCGCCCTCCGTCTGGATCCAATCCGGCAGGACTAACCTCCAGCCAACATTGTCGTTGTCGGCGACCTGGATAGATGGAGCATTGCTTCCGTCGGCGTTGATGATCCAGGTTGAAGGCAAATTCCAGGACGGGTCGGCTTTCGGAGTCTCCGCCTTGGCTGCTTGTTTGGCGACACATCTTGTTAAATAACTCACGCCGCTTTTGAGTTGAAGTTCGAAACTGCGCGAAGAACCGGTGTCGTTGGCCGGGTATCTGATCGACAGTTCCCCTTGGCCGATTCCTGTCGCAGAGCCTGACTCTAACGTCAGGGGACTATCGAACACTACCCTCCAGCCTGCTCGCGCCGGATCGCTTATGTTTATGTCAAAGGTGCCGCCGGCAGGATTCAAGGTCAGATATTCTCCGAGGTATGAAGACGGTAGATCCCACGATGGGTCTTCGGCCGAAGCCGTTGCCGCTTTCTGTAAGACCGTATACGACTTCGAGAAGGTCCCCTTGCCGTCCGTTCTGTCTCCAGTCAGGGTGACCGTGGCCTTTCTCGCCGAGTCGCCGGTGTTCTCCGCATAGGCAAACCCGATGAGGTAACCGGTGATCGACGGCCCCGTGGTTATGGTCATCCCTCCGGAGGCGGACACCCGAAGGTTGGCGAGTCCTGTCGTGGTGAACGTGTTTGTCACGGTGCCGGCCTTTGCCTCGACCTCTATGCTGTCTTTCTGGAAGCTGATGCTGACGTCAGCCGAAAAATAGGTGACGTTCACTGACTTCTCGGCGTAGATGTTTGGTTTGTCTGTACTTGTCGCCCTGACCTTGACCTCGGACCCCTTTGCGTTACTCTTTACCGTAAGCATTCCGTTGCCATCGATGGACGCATAGTCCGAACCGCTCACCACACTCCAGGTTATGCTCCGCTGTGTCGTGTTCGACGGTGAATATGTCACCTGGAACTGCGCCGTGTTGCTTACGTCGTTCACGGTGGACGGCCCGAGGATGCCAAGTCCTGTGATGTCGATGTCCACTTTGTCAATAACAGTGTTGTTAGGGTTTGCGTAATGCCACCTGAACGTCAGGCTTCCGACGGATCGATCCGTCAGCGAAGTCTTGAACTCGTCCACGATGATCTCCCGTCCCTCACCATCCTTCTCGATGATGTACCTCTTCTTTGCGGCAAGGAACTCAAGCCAGTACCCGTTCATCCCGACGCTCTCGATGTGTCCTGAGTTCTGCTCGAAGGTCTTCGAATAGTCATTCTCCAGCTCCTGCTCTATCCCTGAAGTCACGAACACCCGAGTCTCCGACTCTATCGAGCGGCTGAAATTACCTGTCGCATGAATATATTCATACGTTCCGCGCCGCCCAAGGAACTTGTACGTCTTCAGCGGCAACCGCATCCTCTTGATGTCGAAAGAATAAACCGTTGACTTGCTTCCGGAACATTCTATCCAAACATCATAGGACACTATGTTTGAGACGTCCAGTCCCTTTGCGGAAGCGGTCGCCAGCATCGTGTCAGCGGAAATGTCAAGGTCATAATATTTCAGATTAATGCTATACGCGGGACTGAGCTCGTAGTTGCTGGATGAGCCTCCGGCAAGATAGTTAAATCTGACATAGGTGGAGACATCGCCCGCCATCCTGTAGAACCAGAGTCTCTCTTCGGCTCCGACATAAACAGGAGATCTTTCCGGCCTTGTCGTGAATATGGTCGCGGCAAGCGACTTGTAGGCGAACTTCCGGCAAGGCAGCACACTGAAACTGTACGAGCAAGACGACGTGCCTTGCGTGGCTGCGAATACTCCTGTAATCATCCCGACGCCGTTGCCTTTCAGAACCCTGAGTATTTCCCCCGCCGGCAACCGTACTATGCCAGAGTTTGGAGTCACCTCAAAACTCATGACCTCCTGGTTGGGGACAAAGGTGTTGAGCCTGACGGAGATCGTCACCGTGTCATCCGATTCCGTTGTCAGCGTCAGCCAGGATCTTTCGTCCGCGAACTGTATGTTACCTGTAAATTCCATTACTTCTGTTATCCGGGGCGTAGAGCCCCTTGTCTATGACAAATTTACCACATGTAACATCCTTGGGAAAGGACATCAGATTTCGATGAACTCGCCTCTGGTGGAGACCCTGTCCGAACCCGCCGCAACCGTCACCGAGAGCTTCGCCACGATCCATTTCCTCCCCCTGAAGTACACAGGTCTGTACAGCCTGAAGTTGTGCAGCTCGACAGGCGTGAGGTTCACGTCCACGGCCACCCTCTGCCTCGTCTTTCCCAGCCACTGGGCGAATGCCTTGTGATATTCTTCCCAGAGACCGCCGGGAGTAAGGTCTTCGGTTCCAACAAACTGAAAGTCTGCCTTTGAGATAGGGGCGAATATGCCATTGCTGAAAAACTGATCCTCAAATGACACCCCTATGTAGACCTTGTTGTCACGCTCTTTTCCAACATCGTTCGGTTCAATTATAGCCGCCATGCTCCGTGGAAAAGTTGTGTCGGAAATGAATAATTTTTCCGGCACGCAGCCCGCTGTCATAAATTCGGTGCTATTGTCAAATGTGTCTGCGCCTTCCACATGGTTTTCCACAGGCTTTGCCCCTTTGTAAAGCAAGTCGCATTCATACGCTATTTCCGTTACAGGAACGATCACGCCATTGTTTGGGTTATATTGTCTCCTTACGACTCCGTCATATTTGCGGCCAGAATAGACATCACCAGTAGCCTCGTCGAAGACCACCGAATAATCCTCACTTGACGAAAAGTGCGCCAGTATGCCGTCCACATTGCCCTCTTGGATTCTTTCTACTCGACCGTCTTCCATATTTTGGGTTAGCTTTGTAGTGTCATAGGAGATTCCATCGTCGCCATAGCCGAACTTATAAGATACGGCTTTCTCTTCCGAAGAAGAATAATCGTCCTCTATTTTTTCTTCCCAATCCTCGACAGGATAGCCAAGAACATCTTTATTCTCTATCATTCTAACTTTTCCGCCGTCGTTGAATATGGTCGAACAGAACATCGAACAAAGACCTTTAATCAACTCAGCGAAAGAGAGGTCTGGAAGGAACGAGGCCAAATCAGTGATCTTATTGTTTCCTGGAGTAGAAGATCCTCGCCTTGTGGGCTTTCCGGTTGACGGTGGCCTTGTTCCCGATGTTGCCACGTCACGCCACCTGTTCGGCTTCACCACGTCATCAAACAAGAATTCGTGGTATCTACCAAGAATGGATAGTTCAGCCCATCCGTTCCGGAGTAGCATGTCGTTAGGAACATTTACCGAGCATCCTGCCAGGATGACCCTCAATGGAATAGCCGGAATGAAGGTATTATAGGTAAAACTCTCTGACGCATTGTAATAATTGTAATACTTCTTCCTGTAGAGGTAATCGTCTTCAGTTAGTTGCCCTGTGGTAGCGCCTGCTGAACCTGGCTCACCTGACACGGGAATTCTACTGATCACCGAATATGGCTGTATTGCAACATTTGTCTTGTTAATAAGCAGCGGCGTAGAAAACTTCGAGAGGGTGCTTGGGATGGAACCCGTGTCGAACTCCAGGATGCTCTTCTCCCAGATCTTCCCCTCCAGTTCCACCATCTTCTCCGTGAACGTGTACATCAGACACCCGTCCTCGATGCCGTCGTACACCAGCGTGCCGGTCACGAAAGGCACGCCGCCGATCCACGCCGAGGCCTCCAGCCTCTTCACGTTCGGAGCCAGGAACATCGCCGGAGTGTAGCCGAACACCTTCCTGTTCACCGGCGACGGCGGAAACGAGATCTGCGTGCTGAAAGCTGAAGGGATATGCTCCTCGTCCAGCATCGGGTTCTCCATCTCGATCTGGAACTCGAACCCCTTCGTAAGATCCAGCTCCGTGTAGTCCTTTGTCAGTATCCTAACCATAAATTCCCCATTTATGGCACAAAAATAGCCGCCCTCAGGCGGCCACAAAGGACAACAAGATTACTCTTCTAATTTGAATTTTTTCAGCACATAAGGCTTGATGGCCGGGGATTGTCGGACGTGGTCAAGACACTCTTTCAGGTCTTCTTCCTTTATATGTCCAAGATATTCAGCGCTTTCCAGAACCCTTTCGCTACTGAACTCCCTCACTGTGTAGCAATCCACATAGCTATCGTGATCAAGGTAATCATTGTCAGCAACTTTGACCAAATGCTGATATGGTGCGATCTGGGCAAACATGCTTTCATTGATCCGCGTGTTCACCAAAAGGGCGGCCAGCACACCACCATCATCAGTCTGTCCTATGATAACAAATCTTTTCGGTTTGGAGTCCTTCCCTTGCTTGGGCTTAACCCTGTCCTCCGGAAACATCTCCATTTTCAGAACCTGACCGATCCCAATCGCCTGCTTCCTGAGTTTGTCAGGAAATGCTCCCAGTTCCATCATGATCTGGCAAACCATTCAGTATCAAGAAAGTCCTTCAGGTACTGCAACGCATCATCAGAGGCGTTTCCTTCCTTGGATATATTCATGATGTCCATCTCCTTGAGGGAAGTGCCACTGTTGAAAGCGCGGCTCCACTCCTGCCCGTGCGTGTCATCCATGATCTGACTGAAGGACATCCCGGCAACTTTGCTGATTCCGTAGTTCAGACATTCTATGTCAGATAGGGAAAGAAAATCCATGTCGGGTCTCTCTTTCGCTGAAAATCTCTCATTCTCGAAAGCTATGGCATCCGAAGCCAAATGCATGTCATCTGCCTTATGGTAGTCGAGCACACGAGAATCGCCACGTGCCATTTTCAGAATATTGTAGATGTTGGACGGTACCGGCCCGAACGGCAAAGCGCAGATGCAGTCCTTGAAGAGGGGAGTGCCATACCGCGCAAGGTGGTTCTGCTGCGCATAGTAAGCCGCCTTGACAAGGCTGTAGATGTCCCTCTTACCATCCTCACTATGCGTAAGTATGTAGAGCAGAACCGCCTTGATCACCAATATGTCATCTTTCCCAAGCCTCATGGATCTCCGTGTATTTCGTTTGCATATCATTTGTGTTTACAAAGGAACAAACTTTAGACCAAAATTCCAACACTTTCCGCTGATTTTCACTTTGTTCGGTGGATTCTTGACGTGAAGACAGCCGCCCTGAGGCGGCTGTATGGGACGGCGGGATTGTCAGAGTTTCTTCAGCTCCACCGGCGGACCGACCTTGAGGAACTCGTCCATCGAGGCGGTGATCATCTCGAAGATCTCCTTGGAACGCTTCCGTATCTCGTCGATGACTTTTTGGCTGCGTGTTACTCTCCAGTACCAGGTGCGGTTGAAGCGGTCGTCGCAGGTCGATACAGGATCCACATCCTTATTCCCGTAAAATGCGGAAATGTCCGTAAATGTCAAATCAAATGATCCATCTCTGAATGACAGAAAGACCGTACCGAACAATGCTCCTTGTTTATTGCCAAATCGCTGGTTGTAGTACCGTGCGCGGTATCCTTTATCCTCGTCTTTGCACACCACACCGCCAAAGCTTAAATTAAGTGACTCGCTATGCCAACCGGCGGTATTGCGGTATAATTCATCCCTTGTCATCCCTGGTATCGAATATGTCTTTTTGAAAGTCAGTTTTTCCGGGTCAGCCAGTTTCCTCCCGAAGCAAGTCCCGCAGCATCCCGCAAGCAGGGCAACAATCACGGCTAAGATCATCTTTCTCATACTCGTCTCGAATTAATTGTCAGACAAATCCTTGCAAAAATCACTCCGTAACGGTGTCGTGGCGGAGGATGTCGAATTCCAACTCCTCGTTCATGATCTTTCTCAGAGCCTCATCCAACTGGTAGAACGCAGCATTCATCGTCCGAATCTCATTGTCGAACCTCCCGTCCATCAGCAACTCCTTCTTCTCATACATCTGCTTTTCCCACTCCGAGAATCGATCCGCAATTTGGAACAGTTCAATTCTGGTCTCGATGATGAAAGAATCAGCCCCGATCTTGTGGCTTTCTGCGGCAACAGCCGCGTTGTTTGAATTAGTGTATCGCATAACTAATTGTAAATAAATGTCCTCTGCTATAGGTCTGCGATACATACTGGAAGCCTTGCGGCTAGTACAGTCACGGCTTTCGCCAATGACGACCATACAGAGGACAAAAACTCTCTAAAAAATATGTCAGCAATCAATAACGGGACAAAATCAGCCGCTAAAGAGTGCCATCCAATATGTATCGCACCACAAATATGCAACTTCGTTTTTCAATTTCCAAGAGTTTTGCGAAAAAAATGCAGAAAAACTTTCGCTACCTGCCGTAGGTACTCCGGCGTTTCGCCCTGTTGTACTTCTCCGTCTGCTCGATGATCCCGTTCTTCCCCAGCATCGACACATCCGCCTTGATAGGCACGGAAAGCCTTTTGTTCAGCAGCTCGATAGCCTCCAGCAACTTCTCATCGGTCGCTGACCTTGCCGAAACTACGGCGCCAGCCCCAGAGCCGATTCCAGTCACCGGGCTTGTCGAAGTGTTCGTAAACCCACCGCTTTCCCGACCTATAGCGGCTCCCACAGGATAGACCGCCTCGAAGTTCAGGCTCTTCAACGTTCCAGCCTTCCTAGCCTCCTCCATCGTAGCCACGAACGGCAGCAACGTCGGATTGCTCAGTCCGTCAGCCGGTATCACATATTCACCGCCGTTCTCACCCACAAGCACGGTAGGGGAGGAGACGAAGCCTCTCTTGTCAGGTGAGAGCCGCGCCTTGAAGGCCTTTCCGTCCTGAGCTCGGCGAGTGTTCACGAAGCCGCCCTCCTCCGCACCGATCGGTTGCGCCGCGATCAATGCAGTCTGCGCCGCCCCGAAAGCGGCCACGATCGCGGCAGGAGCCGCACCGGCTGGCCAGCCCCATTGCGCCAAGGTCTTGGTGACCGACAAAGCCGTGTTGATGATGGACTGCACCAGATTGAGCGCTTTCGTCCTCTTTGCTTGTTTGATCTCCATCTCCTCGCGCTTTGCCTCTTCCTCTGCTTCCATCTCCTCGACCCTCGCGTTGTACTGCTCCTGTGACACCAATCCGGCATCATATCTGGATTTCAGATCTTTCTTTTTCTTCTCGTTGTTCTTCTTGTACTCGTTGAATGCCTTGTTTTCCTTGGCGTTGGTAAGCTCGATCGCCTTGCTTGCCAGTTGGAAGCCCTCCTGAGCAAAACCACCAACGGCATTCAGGGCGATTGACAGGCTCTCCGCCTTGTCCTTGCCTGTCTTGAGGTTTGCGAAGAACTCGTTCCACTGATCCTGCGAGACACCAAAAAGGCTACCCTTGCCGGTGCCAGAAAATACCCCTCCGTCGCTCTTGTTCTTTTGGGTTGTAAGTTCGGCGATCTTGGTTTTGGTCTGCTCTAGCTTCAATAAGTATTTGTCAAGTTCATCTTGCTGAAACTTGATTCCGTCTATTCCGCCTTCGTCTTTAATTTTTTCTAACTGTGACATTAATCTAGTCAGATATGCCAAGTCGGATTCAACGAGAGCATAATCTTTCTCCTTTGTGAATTTCGTGACATTCTTGGAGTTAGGGCTTTCTTGAGCTATTTTGCCGGAATACAAGCTCATTATTTCTTGCCTTTCTATATTGTGCTTTGTTTCCAGCTTAGATTGCTCTCTATCGAACGCCTCCTGCTTTATCTTCAGCAGCGCATTCTGGTGCTTCTTCTCGATAGCCTCAAGCACCGCCGCCTGGTTCTCGTACAGAACCTTGGTGTCCTTGAACTTCTTCAACTCGGCGGCGTACCTGGTCTCCTCCGCCGCAAGCGCCGCCTTGGTCTTGTCCGTCTCAGCCGCCGCAATGACAGCCGCACCCTCCTTGGCCAGCTCGCCAGCCTTCTTCTCGTTCTCCTGCTGCCTTTTCAGAGCGTCATCCGAATGCTTCTTGATCTTCTCCTGAAGGTCGCCCTCAATCTTCGACCGCGCCGCCCCGGAGTCCTTCCGTGCCGCCAGTCGAGCCGTCAATGTCGCCACCTCCAGCTGATAGAGCCTTTCGTTATATTCCTCCTGTGAGGAGATCTCCTTCTCGTTGTACCGCCTTGTCAGTTCCGCCTTGGCCGTCAGGAACGCCTCGTCATTGCTCAATGACCAGAGGGATTTGTTTTTTTGCGGATTTTGGGGGCTTGGTGGGTTTGATGGCGGTGTTGATCCCGACGGGGAGGAAGAGGAGGCGGCTCCGCCACCGGACGCATTCTGGTACTGGGCGGCGGCGAGGTCGAATCCTTCGAGGGCGTTCCTCGCTATGTTCAACTTATCACCGCTGTAGTGCCACCAACGACTGAAGCCGCTTTGATTGTCGTAAGTCGCCTGAGCTTGGGACAATCCTTTCTCGTATATTTTGCGGGCTTCTTTGATGTAGGATTTCATAACCTCCTCATTGCCGTGAAAATCTTCAAGTTTTCTGGCAAAATCCTCGGAAAAATCCTTGTAGAAACTCTGTTTTGACCCAGATGACACCAGATCAGAGGTTACCTCGATCAGTTTCGTCAGCCAGTCAATCACCTCTTTGATCGGACCTGTCGAATCCTTGAACGAGAGGATCAGCCCCTCCCATGCGGACTGGAGCAGCTTGACGGAACCCTCGACCGTGTTGACCCTTTCCTCGGCTGTATTCTTCAGCACGCCGTTGACATCCTCAAGCGAATCCCTCAGAGCCAAGGCAGCGTCCGCTCCGTCAAGGAACGTATTGAAGGCGGAGACAGACCTTTTGTCGGTCAGTTCCAACGTGGTGTTAAGGTCAACTCCCTGCGCCTTCAGCTGTCTCAGCCCGGACATCAGTTCAGGGAATGTGCTTACAGGCTTGCCTAAGGCCACCGCCAGCTTGCCGCTTGAGTCCGCGAGGTTAAGCAGGATGTTCCTTGTGGCAGTGGCCGCGGAAGAAGCGTCAAACCCAGCGTTGGCCAGTGTGCCGAGCAGGGCGACCGTGTCCCTGAGCGAGAAACCGAATGTCTTCGCCACCGGTCCGACCGTGGCCATCGCTGTCTGGTAGTAGGAGAAGCTCAGCGCGCTGTTGTTGGCTCCTTGCACCAGCACCCCGAGGGTGTCGGTGGTGTCTTTGGCATCAAGCCCGAACATCCTCAGTGTCGCTCCCGCCATCGCCGCCGCTTCCGGGAGGGTGGTCCCGATGGCCGTGGCGAAGTGCAGGACGGACTCCTGCATCTGCATGATCGCACCCTCCTTGAAACCCAGCTTCGCGAGTTCTGTCTGAAGCAGCGTGACCTGCGAGGCGGTGTATTCAGTGGTCCGTCCAAGCTCCATCGCCGAATATGTCAGCGCCTCGATGTCCTTGACGTTCTTGCCGATGATAGTGGAGAGGTTGACGTTGGCCTGCTCGAAGTCCACTATCTTCTGGAACGCCCTTGCCACGCCTCTGACTGCCCCGGCGATAGCTGCGAATGCCGCCAAAGCTCCGGCCTTGACGCTTGACAATTTCTCAAGCGCACCCCTGGTCTGCCCGGACTGTGAGGTAAGCTCTTTAAGCCTTGCCTTGGTCTGCTGGACCTCGGCATTAAGCTTCTTCCAGTTCTCCGTCCCGGGAACGGCCTTGCTAAGAGCCGTCTGCGTCAGTTTCAGATGGTTGCGGAGTTCGGCCAGCGTCTTGTTCTCAAGGGAAACGGCATCCCTGAGTTTGTTGTATTTTTCCCGGCATTCCGTCAGGGTCTTCTCCTGGTCTTTCAGGGTCTTCGTCAGGTTCTGGTGTTCCTGTGAGCCGGTTTTGCCAGCCTTCTCAAGATTCTTGAGTTCAGTCCTGGTCCTTTTGGTCGAACTCTGCAAATCCTTCATCTGCCTGTCCAGCGCAAGCATCTCCTTCCTGCCGCCATCCCCGTTGACAATCAGGTTCAGCCGAAGATCCTCATCCGTAATTCTTTTAGCCATATAGATAATTGTTTATTGTTTGCCCTGATCCGCCGCCTTTATCCGGGCGACGGCATCCTCCGTGAACTCGTACATCAGGCGCTCGGCGATGGAGGCGAAAGCGCCGAAGACATAGCGGTTGTGGATCCTGCGGTTGCTCTTGACGGGCTGGTCTCCTCGCTGGAGGCGCTTCATGTCCAGGAAGCGCTCGTAGGCCACGTGGACGAACGTCAAAGTCCCCGAAGCGACGCTGCCGCCGGTAACAGAAACACTTCTGGACGACTCCAGCCGCCCGGAACGCTTCTTGACCCTTGCCTCGATGGCCTTGCCCTGATTCCTCAGAAGCCTCTGTCCCTCATCCTGAAGGATCTCACTAACGAAACGCGCCCTGACATCCATCACTCATCACTCAAATGATAGTTCGATGCTGTACCCGCTCCAGCCGCCGAAGACGCTTGCCTCCGGAACCACATCCACCGAAGCCAACGCCAAACCCGTCACAAGACGGCAGTTCTGGCTTGAGGTCTCCTCGGCGATATAGGCCAGAATCAGATCCGCAATCTCCAGAAGCCGTGAATACTGCTCATTCTCCGATTCCTCCGTCTTGTCCAGCCCAAGCCCCTTCTCCAACACGAAGATCACCGTCCCCAACTCTTCCCGGAACGTGTCAGAATCCCCGCGCTGATGCACCTCCGGACGCGCCACGAGAACCTGCACACCCGAAAGATGAGCCAGCTTGGAAGTGGCGTCCGACTGCGCGGTCGTGCAAATCGGATCTATGTGCCCACAGCACCGGCAGGAGTGGATCTTCAACCCCGCAAGGTACTCAGTGAGCCTTTGAAGCCTTGATAATCTGCTCATTTCTCTTCCTTTCCTTATAGTTATGCCACATAATCGACAGCACCGAGAACAACGGCTCCTCATCCACCCTGTCAATGTTGCCAAGCGTGTTCTCCTTAGCCACCTCGACCAACAGATCATTCCACCCGAAGCTTATCCCCGAACTTTTCTCATCCCCGGCGAACAGCTTCGACAAATCAACCTCCTCCCCGTTAATCTCCAGAACACCCGACTGAAGGTACTTCAAGCAAGCCGCGAACCACATCATCACAAGATTCTTCTGCCACCCCTTCAACCTCGACGCTCTATGAATATGCCCACGTGCATTCCGTTGGTCCACATCCGGCACCATCCGACCTGCCCTGTTGGCCTTCCGGCAACGTCTTCTGTACAGGAAAGCGATGCATTCATCCAGATCCTCCGGCTCGTGGCTCCTGAAAAACCTGTTGATTGCGGCGGATGCGTGCCTGAACTCCCCGAAAGTCAGATCCTGAAGCAGTTCCCCTGGACCGTACAGCCTCACAAGCCCCGACCGGACCACCGGCATCGGATTCGCGACCGAATCAAACGTCAACGCCGCCGACTCCTCCGAGAACAGAAACCCCAGAAACTTCTCACACATCCGATAGACATTCTCATCCCTGACAGAAGAAGAGCCATTGAATATGTCCGTGAACCATCCCTTGACAGTCCTCCGCACCCCAAGCAGCATCCACAAGACCCTCACATTGAAGTCCAACGGCGATTTCCCACGCCTAAGACACCTCTCGAAGATCCGGAATACCCCACGCACCTGCTCCGGAGTCATTTCTCTCCACGAACCAGGCACCTGTACGACCTTGCCGGTCTCGAAAACCTCAATCGTGTTCATCACTCGGTGGTAAAGAATTTGTTCCGCCTGTCATTCACAGGCAAAAGCTTAGGATCCGCCTTATCTTCGCTGATCAGAGCCGACAAATCCGTCAAAGCGTCCTTGACCTCACTTTTCAGATTGCCGACATACCAGTCAATCTCATCCATCGTGGCCACACGGTTGGACTTGTTGCCCTGATAGGTAGGGGAGAACCGCCTTGCGATCTCGATAGGAAACACCTCAAGGCTCCACCTCGTCCCAGCCACGATCACCGCACTGAGAATGGCCGCCCTTCTGGCCAGCGAGAGCACCCTCTCGTCAGCCGAGCCGTCAGTAATCGAAGCCCATTTATCCCCTGCGAACGGCTCAATGACCGCCCTTTGCCGCTCGATCACAAGCGCCTGCAACAGATAATAGACGTAATAGCTCCCATCGATGGGATAGACCGCCTCGAACTCCTGAATATTCCTGACAATGGATTCGCCTATCATCGTCCTCTTGGCCGAAGCCTTCCAGTTCTCGTTGCCGGAAGTCTCCAAGTAGGTGTACAAAGCGTCCAAAGCCCGGAAATACCGCTCCCTCATCGCTCTGTCATCCCTGTCTATCTGCCATTCGTAAGGGCTTCTCTCATTGTCATCGATCTTGACCTTCCGTCCGGTCGATTCGTGTGACACGGATGAAAGCTTGGCGTAACGCATCAACGCAAGACACGCCACAGGAAACCTTACAGCGGCCACGAGTTCCGGCTTCTCATCCTCATCATAAGCCTCAGCGGCCTCCTTGACCACCTCCTGACTCACAAGCCGCGCCACCTCATCGGTGGCGAACCGGATCTCCGTCTCGATCAGCCTGAAAGGAGAGGAAGCGTACCATTGGCCGGTCAGATCCTCAAGTTCCTTGGAACCGTCCCGATTTCTGTTGAACAAATCCGTCATAATCACTGATTTTTAATCCTGGCCGAGGAAGTAAGGGCATCCTCCGCCGACAACTGCCTGTGGAAGAACCCAAGTTTCAGTCCCTTGCCCGGGAAATTGAACGCTATCGCCTGGTTGACCGGCTCCAGAATCGTCTGCGAGGCGATCTCCGTGTCCGAAAGCAGGAACAGCTTGAAGGCGTACAACAGTTCCGATCCGGAAGCCAGCTTTCCGTTCACCATCACGTTCGACAGTGACGGGTGAAGACCCATCCCCGAGGTGATCGCCGATGCCGAGGCCTCCGAGATCTTCAGCTGCGCCTCCACGAAATCCTTCATCTTCTGGTCGATGGCCTCCACGGACCAGGACACCCGCCCTGTTCCGCTCTCCGAAGGCATGTCCAGCGAGTAGAAGAACTTTCCGGCGTTCTCCTTTCCGCTCAGCACGTCCTGCATCTGGCGCAGGAGCTCATCAGTCAGGGTGCTTATCTCGTCCTCGATTTTGGTGTCATCCCACGTCGGGTTTGCCATCCTCAGACGGTCGCGCCTCTCCTCCCAGTACTCCTTAGGAGCCTTCACCAGATAGGCGAGGTTGATGCCGTTGTCCGTGACGTACTTGAAGATGGTCGGTACCTCGGAACCCTTGACAATCCAGCGCAGCGCTCCCCAGTACTGAGGCACGGCGTAGAAATCCCTTGCGAATGAATATGTGTGATTGTACGAAGCCGAGGCTCCGAACCGTCCCGGATTCCTCCTGTCATAGACCGGATAGACCCTCACGCCGGTACCGACGCAGGAATGCTCGAAGTCCCCCACGACGATGTGCCTGACATCCTTGATCTCCCGGCTGTCCGTCCACTCCAGCCTTGCGTTCTTGGATGGAATATGCTCAAGATAGGCGATCCGTGGCTCCCTGCCTATTCTCCTGCCTTTCTCAAGGTACTTGGCGTCGAAGAATCCTTTCAGGTGCAGATAGTCGGTCATACATCCCTTGATGTAGCTGACATAGTCCCAACTGTCCAGCCATGCCTGTATCTCCCTGTCCTCCTCCCAGTGATGCACGATGTTCCCCTCCTGGTAAGCCAGCCGGTTAAGGAACACGCCCTGTCCGTAGAGGAGCCCCATCTGCCTCTCAAGGATTCCCGGTCCGAGATTGTTCTCGTCAAGGATGTCCCGAAGGTGGACGGGGAGGTTGTTGTCGTGGCCGAACGGCACGATCTTCTGTCCGCAGACGGTCTGGGGCAGCTGCTCCCAGTTCCTCTGCTGTGCCATCCAGAACACGGAGTCAAGGCTGTTGTCCACCCTGTTGGAAAGCGCGAAAGCCCGTCCGTCGTTCAGCCGCAGGACGGACGTGTGGTCGGATATCTTCTCGATTCTGCTCATACTAGTATCAGTTTTTGTCCGTTGAATGTCATCAGAAGCGGCTGGTAGAAACGCCGCGGCTCTCCGGTCTCCAAATCCATATACCCCTCGATGAGATCTGCGTTCCTGTTGTGTTCCTTCATCTCCCTGTGCCGCAGGATCCCGCGGTGGACGTAGACGATGCCGTCGGACGTGCCTTTCGATGGATTGTAGGACATGAACGAGAAACTGAAGCTCCTGTCTTCCTCGGACAGTCGCCTCATCTCGGCCAGTGCTTCATATACGTTCATATCACAAAGTTAGCATCAGCCACGCCTGGATAAAGGACACCGGAGAAGGCCGCCGGGTGCGTCCGGACAACCGGAACATGGTGGCCGGGGCTTCTGTTGAAGCGCGCGCTGAAGCCCAAAACGACAGCGGAAACCGTTGAAATCACAGCAGACAGACACTCTTTTATGAATATTTTCCCGTCAAATGAGTGAAATACAGTACTTTGCGTCCTGAGGGCGCGAAACGGTGCCTTTTTCGGTCGAAGAAGACCCCGGGCCGCCCTGCCGAGGAATCGCAATTGCGATTCCGTTCCGGGGTGATATATGGCGCGGGGTGTGTCAGCGGCTACTCTTTCCGACCGCCTTCGGATCGACAGCCGCGGACGGCAGCATCGTCTTCCCGCTTGCCAGGCCGCGAAGCTGCCTGGTCATCACGAGGTACTTGAACGAGTCCGACGGATTGGTGGACTCGGTAGGCAGCTGCTCGACAGGCAGCTTCTCGCTTCTCTTGTCCTTGAACACGACACCGTTCCGCACAGCAGTCCTCGCCCTCTCCAGCGACAGCTTTAGATTCTTGGCGGCGTAGGCGTCTATGCGGATCACCGGCAGTCTCGGATTCCGCTCGCTCATTATCTCCTGCATGAACGAGTATTCCTCCGGCTGGCCGATGTTGCCCTGGTTGATGGACATCAGCTGCACCGTCCAGCCAGTGCGGCGACCGTTCCCATCGTACTCGATGGACTTCTTGAGTTTGCTGACCTGATCCTCTCCCACCGACTTGTACGCGTTGCCGGCGCGGTCATAGTACAGCATCAGGGTTCTGCTCCTCATCGGAGCGAAGAAAGCGCGGAACTTATCTCCGAGGTCAGGGACATATTCGGGAGCCAAAGTGTAGAGGAACTTCACTACACGTATGCACGCGCGGCCCTTCTCGATGTCGTTCTGGGCGATGGACATCGAACACATATTCCCGAAGTCCACTCCCGCCATCAATGGCTTGTCGATATCGAGATATTTCAGCACCCTGCAGTCCTCCCTATCCAGCAGCCCGAAACCGTCATAGGCATCCTCATCCGTGCCGTCGTAGTAGAAGTGGCGTTCGGCAAGGGATGTGTAGAAGCGGTCGCCGGATTCCAGGGACGGACGCATCGACAGGATAGCCGTGTTCAGGTCAGGCAGCTTACCAGCGATGGCATCCCCGAACCATTGCTCAGTGAGGATGTCCACATTGATGTACGAGGATGCGAGCATGAAGAACGTTCTGGCTTCCTTCCTCATCCTCAGTTCCGTCCACCTCGCCTTCCACTGCTCGGCCACACGGCACTTGCCGCGGTAGATGTTAAGATCCTCGCCGCTGTGGGTTTTCAACCATTTGTCCTTGGCGGCGGCAGCCTCGTGAAGGCACTCGTTGTAGACCAGTCCGGCCTTTAGCACCAGCACGATGGCCGGGATGTCCATGTTGCGGGCGTATTTCAGGATCCAGTCATATTCCCCGATGTGCGTGGTGTCCGGCATATCGGTGGTGAAACTGAATCCTCGGTAGAAGACACTGTGACCATATTCCTGCCTGTAGCCACGGACTGCCTTCAGCAGGTTGGAGATCTTGTCTTCCCGGAAATATTTCACCTCATCTCCGAAGACAAAGACGTAGGAGGCTCCGGCAAGGGTGGCCGGGCGGTCAAGGGAACCGAACCGGATGTTGGTGCCGGTGTAGAAGATGATGGTTCGCTTGTAGGAGACCAGTTTGTTGAACGGTTTCCAGAAATGGGGTTTCAGCCAGTCCGGGAGATCAGCCTTTTCCGCATCTGTAAAGGTGGGCGGCTCCTTCTCGATGACATAGTGGACACCCTCACGGAGTCCTTTTCGCTCCAGCCCCTCCAGTACGGATGGGAGGATGTTGGCGTTCAGGTTCGTGAACGTGTCGGCCACCCAGACCACGGGCGCGCCAGGCATGTCATAGATGACATCCAGAAGTCTTTCGGCCTGTATGTCTGTGGTCTTGGCTCCGCCACGTCCGACCACCTGGAGGTTCTGGCACGCTCCGGCCAGCGACACTATCTGCGCGAACGGGTTCTGGTACTGGACGGAGGCCGCTTGTGTGGATCCGGGCTTAACTCTCTTCCTTTGCATCCTCTAGATATTTTACGATGTCGAGATCCGTGATGCCGGCGTCGGTCCTGAGACGTCTCTTGACCGCCTCCGGAGCGACCACCGTCTCGATCTGCCTCTCAAGCTCGTCGCGGTTGGCGGCAGGAAGTCCGATGGATTCTGGCGTTGCGGAAAGCAGACGGAACATCGGCTGGTAGATCTCTGCCGGAAGCTTCGCCGGATCATCTTTGTCCAGCTGGAGGGCACGAGCCTTGTTGGCAAGGATGTCAGCGGCCACGGCATAGTCCTTTGAGGTCTTCGCGGCATTCCTCGCAGCCACATAGAGGGTGTCGAACTGGTCTGCCATCTTGTTGCGCAAGGCTTCCTTGGAGACCTTGCGGTTGCAATAGAACAGCTCCATCGCCTCGGAATAGATGTCGGCGGCCCGCTGGTAGGGAAGGCCGAAAGGTTCGCTGGTCAGGAACCTGACCGTCCGGCGCTTGCCGTACTGGCCGTCCAATGAATAGACAAGTGTCAGCAAGTCGATGTACACACGCTCCTTGTCGGAGAGGTCTCCCTTTGAGCCGGAGGCGATATATTCCTGGATCCTCTCGAAGGCACCCTCTTTCTCCGCTCCTCCGAACAGGTCGAGTTTCGAGATAGAGAAGCTTTTGTCCCGGACGATGTCCCGGAACTGGTCGATGGAGCCAGAGTCGCCATCCATCGCTCCACGCACGACGGCAAGTTCGATCTTTGCCCTTTTCTCAAGCTGACCGCGCTTGATGGCATCACGGATGTTTGGATTATCCGTCGATGTGGGATCAGCAAGAATGTCCGCTAACTGTCTTTCCGTGATGTCCAGAAATCCGGCCAGCTCGGCATCTGTCCAGCCAAGTGCCGCAAGGGAAGAAAGATCATCGAGTAGTTTTGGGGTCAGTACCTTCATATTCTTCTATCATTCGGTTGATTTCATTGAGAGTCATCCGCAGACGCGCAAGCCTGTCCTCTCTTGACACTTTCAGATCAGGACGGTCGCCCTTCCTGATTTCCCGCTCGGCGCGCCAGACGGAATCCTGGACGTTCCGCCTTTTCCGGATGAGACTCGTGACCGGCAGCCGGCGAAGATCATCCATCTTCCTTGACAAGGCGAAGATCGGGTGTTTGCCGAGGATTCGGTGATGCTCCTTATAGTATTGAAATTCAAGGCGAGAACTTGAATTTTGAGAAAAATTTCTTATCGTTTTTTCGGCGCATTCATAGCACTCTTCCGGAGTGGTGCAACTGAACAGATCCTCGTGGGCGTTGACATAGTTGTGCCAGGAGGAGATCATGTCCGCGGCCAGAGCCTTCAGCTCTGTCGGACAGTCCGGCTCGGACAGGAATGGCCAGTCCCCCCGGAACCGTCCGCCCTTGGCCAGTGTCCGCGAGAACGGGATCCCGTCGGCGAACGGAAGCAAGGTCTTCTTCAGAAGCCGTGAATATTCCTCCGGAGCCTTCCTGACAAGAGCGTCCAGCCACCTGTTGGGTGCGTATATACTCAAGAGCCGAAGTCCTTCAGTGACCTCGGCTCCCGAACTTATCCATCTGTCAATCTCGTTACTCATTCAGCAGGTACCGGTCAATCAGTCGCGTGATGGCCGCATAGCCTTGAGGAGTTGCGAAGACGAACTTCTTTCGGACGAACGCCTCGATGACAATGTGCTCGCAAGGATTCGCGCGGTACACCGGTGTGACGATGTTGCCGAAGCGGAATCCGGCCTCGACCGGCCGGTGGAGATTCTTCTTGAAGTAGTCCCGGAGGAACTCCTCTGCGGTCTGGCCCTCGGCGGGAAGAGCCTCCACCAGCTTCTCTTTCGAGAACGGTTTAGGCAGCCGTTCGCCGAACACCTTGTTGCCCTCGACATCCACGAACACGATTGGCGATGATAGCTCCCCGATGGAGATCGGGGCGCATGGGACGCAGTTGGCCGGGACAAGGACGAACTCATCGGCGACGCTGTTGTCGGCGATGACTCCTGCGAGGATGTCCCGGATGTCGTCATCCGGTCCGACAGTGATGACAACAGGCCTTGTGCCTGTCATCCTCTCCCAGACTTTGGACAACTGGATGTCCGTACCCTCGTAGGCGCAGACAACCAGTCTGGCTCCTCCGTCTGAGACTTCGGCGGTTGGGGTCTCTTTCCTGACAGCCGCCTTGGTCTTGTCACCCTCGGCCATCCGTTAGGCTCCTCCCACAGCGGAGGCCGCGGCCTCGGCGACCGTCGGCATCTTTCCGGAATACTCGCCGGCGAGGAACTTGTCAGGAAGCGCCTGCTTCCAGGTGAGTGTCCTCTTCGTGGCCTCGCCATCCATCTTGGTCTCAAGTGAGAGCCTGAGCGGGTTGCAGACGCGCCCCATGATCTGAGGGCGACCGGAATCCGTACCGTCACACTCCTGCACGATGGCGATCACGCCACGGTTCTTGAACACCTCGATGAAGTTCTTGATGGCGACCGAGTTGCCCGGATGGTCAAACACGATGCCGGTCTTGATGCCTTCCGCGTCAGGATCTCCGGAGAGTTCTTCCGTCACCTGGATGGAGGAGGCGGTCGCATAGATGGAGATGGCCTTGGCCTCGGCCTTCAGGGTGAGGTCACCGGTCACGTTGCAATTTCCGACCTCGCGTGTAGGTTCGGTCTCGACATCCTCCACATCGACCAGGATGATCTGGGATTTTCTGGTGGCGGCGCAACCAGCGCCGTCACCAGGTCTAGGGATTGATGATTTTACGTAAGCCATATTCTTGGTCATTATTCGTTATGCGCCACCGTCTACTGACTGGGTGGCCTTCTTTCCGTTCTCCCACTTATTGGTGTCAGGGACATCGGAGACGATGCTCTCGACAGGAGTGTAGCCATCAGGCACGGCGGCATACACAGCCTCGGCGATCTTGAAGCCCGTAGAGAGGGAGTACTCGCCGAACACCTTCACGTCGTAGTTCAGCTCCTCGATCTTGGTGATGCAGCTCTCCGCCTTGGAGAGATCCACAAGCTCCACGAAATTCTCCTTCGGGGTCGCGAAGATGATAGGGGAGTTGTACATCGATTTCAGAGGTGCGAGGTGGAAGTTGGTGAAGCGGATGCTTCCGTCATTCTCCACGCCGGTGTACTTGCCGTTGACGGCGAAGTCCGCCCTCTTGTAGCGGGTGAGCAGCTGCTCGGAGCAGTGGATGGTCACGATGTGTGCGAACAGTCCGGAGATGCTGTCAACGAAGCCGTCGATGTAGGCGAGGAGCTCGGAGTCCGACATCGCCATCGGGTCGGCTGCCGCCTTGTAGTAGTTGATCTTGCAATTCTCGTCGGACTTGCCCTCCACAAGGATGGTCTCGAAACCGTCCATCGAGTTCTTGGCGGCTTTGCCTGTGTCACCGTCAGCGACAACACCAGCATCGATGAACTTACCCTTGGCGATCATCGAGATGGTGATGTCATCCAGCACCTTAGGAAGGATGTGGTTCTCGATGATGTAGCGGGTGACAGGCATGTCCGCCATGGTCTTGCCCTGCTCGTAGAGATAGAGCAGCCAGCTCTTCAGCACCTCCGCCGGCTGGATCAGCACGTTCAGCTTGTGGCGGCGGTAAGGGATGCGGATTGGAGTGAACTTCGCGGCTCCCTTAGGCGTCCACTTCGGGGTGAACTGCTGGGAGACCTCTGACATGATGGCCGCGGAGGCGATGTAGTCCGTGTTGGACTGGATGCGGGTCATGTGCTTCGCGTCGTCGAATCCGTTGTAGATCCTCTTGTTCAGCAGTTCCAGCTTCATCTTCGGAGGCATCACCATGGAGAACTCCGCGTTGAGATCCTTGATGTCGATGGTAGCGTCGTCCATGGCTGCGAAGGCGTACGGATTGACGGAATCAAGAGCCTCCCGCACAAGTTTGTTGTGAACGGCGGCCATGTTGATGTTGAAGACCTTCGTCTGCGGCGGCTCCTCCGCTCCGGAGGCGGTCGGTTTCGGCTCCGGCTCAGATGCCAGCGAGACAACGTCATTCTGTAGTTTCTCGATCTGTGCTGTCAGCGCGGCTGTTGCTTCCGCCGTCTTGGCGGCTACAGCCGCGTCGAAAAGGGTCACGGCATCACCCTCCTCATCGAGGTTGATGCTTTCCAGTTTGTCGAGAAAGTCCTGGCCGTAGTTCTCCAGAACCTTCTGCCGCTCCTGGTCGGAAAGGGAGACCTTGCCGTCCTTGACGTCAAGCTCGCTCTTGCCGAAGAGACGGGCCACAAGTCGGCCCATCTTGGAATTGTTGAGAGTTTTCTTATCCATTATGAAAAAGATTGGTTAAACGCTTGCAAGTGCGAAGACCGCATCTATTGTCTCGTGGAGGGTCTTCCTGGCATCCGCCATGTTCAGGCGCAGCGCGTCGGCGGTGAGGAACATCTTTCCCGAGAGAACCCCGTCCTGATCCTTGTGGATGGTAGGCCTTCCGGCCACGACGGCATCCCTGAACTGATCCACCAGCGGCTTCAGCTCGGCCTTCGCCGCCTCGTACCTTCCGGAAAGTGCCTCCCTGTAGGCGAAGTTCTTGTCCGGAGACTCCTCGGCATAGATGACAATTGTCTTCTCTCCGGTGATAGGATTGGCAGCCGTGCTGTCGATGAACACGGCCATGGCTCCGATGGAGCCGACCTCGGAAAGGTCGTTGTCCATGTAGATGGCGTCACATTGGGAGGCCACCCAGTAGGCGGCGGAGGCACAGCAGTCCACATGTGCGTAGACCGGCTTTCCGGCGGCCTTCGCGTGGCTGATCGCCTCGATCATCGGAGGGATGGCAGACGAACTGCCGCCGGGAGAGTCTATGTCCAGGATTATGCCGATGACATTTTCGTCATCGGCCATCTCCCGGAGTCTTTTAGCTATGAACGTTGTGCCGTAACTCCCGCAATTGTCGTACTTCGTCATCGTTCCGTGAAGAGGGATGATGGCCACACGCTTGGCCTTTTCCGGCAGCGCACCGGAGTCGGAGACCGTGGTGACGCTCGCCGCCTTCACCTCCATCTCCACGGGTGTCTTGTTGAGAAATGAGCGGGCGATGGGAAGCAGCCGGTCCGGATTGGAGACCAGCCACTTCCCCTGCACGATGTCCCTTGCCAGTTGGAATGTGTCAGCTTTCATCTTCGATCAATGTTTACGCAAAGATACTGAGCGACTTCTTCGTGGAAAGGACACTAATAAATAGGGAACTGGTAGGCGCAGGAGATCTTAAGGATGTTTGTCTCGCTGATCTCGAACGTCAGCGGCAAGTCCTCCGAGCCGTAGATCTCGCCGCCCCCGTGGCAGAACCCTACCTTGATGACAAGGTCGTCCCGCAGAACCTCCGAGGATTCCGACAGAGATGCGTTGATCTTGATGGTGGCCAGTCTGCCAGCCTCCTCGACCTTCTCTGATCTCTCGATGGTGGCCGTCGCAGGGATGAGCGCCAGCCTGTGCCATACGCCGTCCTGCCTGTCCAGGCTTTGAGCCTGTAGTGTGTCAATGATTCTGATCATCTTTCAAACCCTTTAAGTTAATGCTTCTGTCATAATAGTAGACTCTTTGCAGCAGCTTGTCAACAAGTCTGTCCAGCGTCTGCTGCGCCCGCCGGTATATTCTCTTGTGAAGTGTGTCGAACTTGTCTGTGGAGAACAGCCCCCGTGAGACTATGAACGCCGTGACGATGTCCTTCTTCTGGAAGCCAAGCTCAAAGCCCTTGAGGTAGTACTGCTTGAACTCAATGTCAAAGCAGGCCGAGACGGCCATGTTCAGCGCCGCCGTGTCGTACCTGTCATAATATAGGAACTTGTTTCTCATGGCGGCGGTGGCGGTGTCGCTCGGCAGCTCAAGGTTCAGGATCCTCTCACCCTCCACTTCCGGAGGGAACTCCGACACCTTGCAATGGGCGACAAGCAGTTTGCCCAGGCTGTTTCTGGCATAGACCTTCAGCGGCCCGCCTGGCATCTCCGGCGGAAACAGATAAGCCAGATAATCCGCCATCATCGGCGAATCCACTTTCAATTTGACATCGAGCATTTCGCGATTCATTAAATATTTTGGACACATTTTTCGCAAAAACATCAACTACACTAACTACACTTGAAGCGGTGTTTGATTATCAATTAGTTAGCTGTTTTTGAAGTGTAGTTGACACCTCGAAAAGTGTAGTTAGTGTAGTTGGAGACTGCACAAGTGTAGTTGAATGTAGTTGGAGTGTAGTTCTCCAACTACACCGCAACTACACCTTATTTTATTAATATTCATTGATTTACTTCAAGTGTAGTTAGTGTAGTTAGTGTAGTTGGGGTTTTTCGTTTCCTCAGCAAAAATCATTTTTCCAAATTTACGTAATTTATTGAAGAACTACAATAGATAACACTATTCATTTATTTTAACTTCAGAATTATAACTCTGAAATTCACTCCTCTTGTGCTAAATTTTGGCACAAGCACCCTGTTTTTCCCGATTTCCCGCCGTTTTGGCTAAATTTTGAAAAGTGTAAGCAAATGCCGCTATTTCGCTTCCGCTTTTTGATTGGTTATTATAAAATCGCCGTTTCATACACTTGTTTCCAAT